TCACGACCTTCCTCGACACCCTCGGTACTTCCTCGGAAACGGGCAAGGCCGGGCGCATCGTGGCGGCTCGTAACGAGGCTCGACTTCGCGAGGCACGCGAGGCGATGGACGAAAGCTACTTCGACCCCAAACGGCGTCGAGCAGCGATCGCCGCGCTGGATGCGGTCCTTGAGGAGATCAACCAGTTCATCATCGACTCGTAAGGCACCCGGCGGGTCCCCTGTCCGAAAGGGACTGACATGCCAGAGAACATCGAGCGGCCCAGCGACGACATCGCTGCGCTGCTCGGACGAGCCGGCGAGCTCAAGGCGCAGCTTGAAGAGAACAAGCTGGACCGCGAGGGCTTGCAGGACGTCCGAAACCAGTTCGATGCCATCCGCACCGACATCTCCGACCTCCAGAAGGTCGAGAACGACCGCCAGGCGGACACCGAGCGGAAGGCCATCCTCTCCGAGCTTCAGGGCCTCCGCAGCACGGTCGGCCAGATGCGTACCCCGTCCAAGGCCGACCTGATCCTGGGCAACCGTGGGCAGGCCCCGGCTGACGAGCACTTCTTCGCTGCGCTGGCGATGGCTCGCTCGCGCGACACCGAGATCCAGGCGGCCGGCAAGGCTCGGCTCGACGACATGGGCTCGGCTTTCGCCGATGTCCCGTTTGAGTCCAAGGCAACCGTCGGCGGCACCGATGCCGCGGGTGGCTTCCTGATCCCGAACAACGTCGTGGCCGACATCAACATCCAGGCGCAGCCGGCCCGCTCGGTGGTCGACCTGTTCACCGTCATCGACGGTGTCCGCGGCTCTGCCGTCGACATCCCGTGGGAAGACTCCGGCGACACCCGTGCCGTCATCGCCGCGGCCGGTGCCACGAAGGAGAACCAGGACTTCATCGTCGGCAACTACACCGCCACCCTGTACACGCTGGCCCGCATCTTCGATGTTGGCAATCAGCTTCTCCGCCATTCGGAGGGTGCAGCCGAGAAGCTGGTTCGCAGCAAGCTCGCACGGGCGTTCGCGCTCGGCGAGGACTACTACGCCATCCAGGGCTCGGGTTCCTCGGAGCCGTACGGCCTGCTGACCGCGCTCGGCACGGGCGGCACCTACGTCACCTCACACTCCCCGTCGGCCTCCACCGTGGCCGGCAACTGGGCCACAGCGGTCGCCAAGTTGGCCGGTGCCGTGGCCCAGCGTGGAGCGATCCCCGACGCCGTGGTGATGAACTCGGGCGATTACTGGACCAGCCTGACCGCAGGCGATCCGGCAGGCCCCGGCTTCTTCGTCGACTCGATGGGCGGCGGCTTCAACGTCAACGCGGCGGCAGCGGGTCAGACCGGCGCCGGTCCGTGGGGTCTGCGACTCCGCCATTCCCCGAACATGCCGACCGACTCGGCCGTCGTGGGCGAGTTCTCGGCAGTCACGTTCTTCCGCGGCCAGGGCTACCGGGTCGACGTGTCGAGCGAGGCCGGCGATCGCTGGGACAAGAACCTCACCGGCTTCCGTGGTGAGGAGGAGATCGCGTTCGACGCTCGGCCGTCGGTCTACACGGGCCGCTTCCAGCGCGTGACGAACATCCTCCCGTAAGCCAGCGATAACGCGGGCTTGGCTCGCGGGTTCTCCTCCCCTTGCCGTGGGCATCAGGCAGGACTGACCGCACCTAAGCGGTCACTTACCCATCCCCAAACGGAGGCCGATATGGCGACCAAGAAGACGGACGCGGTGGAGACGCCACCCCAGGACCGACAGCGATCCGATGCGGTCGCCGATGTCAAGACGCTGCTCCCCCTGCGGGGTGACATCGACTCGCGTCTGGCGGCCCTGCTGAAGGACCACCAGGCGATGGGCGCTCGACCGAAGTAAGCACATCCCTTCATGCAGGCGGGTTCGGGTGCCCTCGTCCCGCCTGCACCACCACCTCCAAGGGCACGCACACGAGGGCACAAGACATGGACCGAAGTATCGGCTGCTCACTGCTCACGGTAGTCGTGGGCATCGCCACCAACGTCGCGTTCTGGTTCTGGCTTTATCCGACCATCCTGCGATGGATGGGGTGGCTCTGATGTACGCACCTACGCAACGAGCGTTCACGACTCCCGGCGGGCATCGCGTGATGATGCACTACCGGCGGGACACGAACGACTACAACACGCTCAACGCGAGCCTGGACGGCGACGAATACCGCCTCCCATCGGGCCTGACAGGGACCGCCATCGACGTCGGCGGCTACCTCGGCTCGGTCGGCATCGCGCTGGCGGCGGACAACCCCGGACTGCGCGTCGTCATCATCGAACCAGTCCCGCCGAACGCCGAGCTGATCCGCCAGAACATCGACGCCAACGGCCTCGCCGAGCGCATCACGCTCGTCATCGGGGCAGTGGGCAAGGGCGGCGAGACGGTGGACGTGTGGTACGGCTACACGGGCTCCGAGTCTGCCGAGCATCACGCCTTCGTCGGCAACTCGACGTTGGCCTATGACCACGGCTCGATGCTGCCGCACCAGACCTCGACGTACAAGGCCATCAGCCTCGCCTCGCTGGTCAAGGCTCACGGTCCGCTCACGCTCCTGAAGATCGACACGGAGGGCGCCGAGTGGGCCTTCCTGAGCTCCCCCGCGGTCAAGGACGTGGGCATCATCCTCGGCGAGTGGCATCCGGTCAGGGGCCACACGCAGGATGATATGGCCGCCTTGCTGGTGGCGACGCACAACGTGACGTTCACAGGCCCTGACGGCGGCCCAGGCGGCTTCACGGCGATCCGGTCATGACCCGCATCCTGCTCTGCCTCAGTCACAGCATCGAGGAAAGCCAGCAGCTCCAGCTCCTCCACGAGCTCGGGTACCAGGTCGCCAGCATCGGCGGCTACATCGACCCCGCCCATCCGCACGATCCGAAGCGCCCGCCGCTGCCGCAGGTGCCGATGGTGCAGGCCGTCAAGGACGCGGTGGACGCGCTCGGGACGGATGACAACCTCGGCGCCGCTCAGGCACACATCCCCGACGCCATCCTCGACTGGCTGGGCGACGACGGCATCATCATCTATCACCACTACCTGGACCGGCTGTACGGGCAGTGGGACCGCATTCGGGCATGGCGTGACGCATCGTCGGGCCGGCGCATCATCTGGCGCTCGGTCGGCCAGTCGGTCACGAACAACGAGCAGCAGGCCGCGCCGTATCGCCGGCAGGGACTGGAGCGGGTCGCCTACTCGCCCAAGGAAGCGAACATCCCCGGCTACTCCGGGCACGACGCGCTCATTCGCTTCTGGGTCGACCCCGCCGAATACACGGGCTGGACCGGCGATACGCAGATCGTCATCAACATCACGCAGCACCTGGCGCAGCGCCACCCGTACACCAACTATGAGTTCTGGCGTGACGCGACGAAGGGCCTATCGGCGATGGCCCTCGGTCCGGGCTCGGAGGCCGTCGGCGGCTCGGGCGAGCTGTCCTATGACGACATGCACACCGCGCTCCGCATGGCGCGGGCCTACCTGTACACCGGGACGCAGCCGGCCTCGTATACGCTGGGCCTCATCGAGGCGATGATGACCGGCATCCCGATCGTGTCCATCGGGCCGAGCCATCACAACGTCTTCCCCTACGGGCCGTCGCTGTTCGAGGGCCACGAGCTGGCGTCGTCGTTCTCCGATGACCCGGCGGTAGCGGCGCTGCACCTGCGGCAACTCCTGGCCGAACCGGCAGTGGACGTTTCCATCGCCATCCGCCAGCGCGCCATCGACATCTTCGGCAAGGCAGCGGTGGCCGCGGCGTGGAAGGCATACCTCCGATGAGGGTGCTTATCGACCGCCACCACCACGCGCTGTTCTACAGCCTGCAGCGCCTGTTCGGGGACAGGCTCGGGCACATCGTCTATACCCCCGTGGGCCATGAATGGTGGGATGAGGACGTGTGGCGCTTCGGCGAAGGCTACGGCGATGACCGGCTGGCCCGCCAGTTCCTCGCGCTGGACGGCTGGACCGAACGGGACTTCGGACAGCAGCCGGGCTACCGGACGTTCCGCACAGTCGACGGCCACCATCCCGAGCGGGAGATCCTGGGGGTCGAGCTCGGCGCCCTCCGCGCTACCCCGTCCGAGTGGGGCTACGTCGTGGCGACGGTGCAGGACAATCAGCGCGGGTTCGCCAAGCTGGCCCGCGAGATCGGAGCCAAGTTCGTCCTCCAGGTCGGCAACACGAACCAGTCGGTGGACTGGGGCCTCGACCCGCTAGCCCTCGTCAGTTCCGAGGTTCCGATCCGCGGGAAGGGCATCGTCTATCATCAGGAGTTCGACGCCGAAGGGCTGTTCGGATACGCGGACCCGCCAGCGGCGTCCCTGACCATCCGTTCCTTCGTCAACTGCTTCGGCTCCACCCCGTGCGCCCGGCCGTTTGAGCAGATGCGGCAGTGCCTGCCGGGGTTCACCCTCGCCAGCCACGGCATCGACGGCCCGGATGGCAACATCGAGACGGTGGCCGACATCGCGGCGCTCATGCGCGGCTCGGCCTTCGGCTGGCACGACAAGGTGCAGGGAGACGGGTTCGGGCATGTCATCCACGCCTGGGCCGCCATCGGCCGACCGCTCATCGGGCACGCGGCCCACTACCGGGGCCTCATGGCCGAGCCGTTGTGGCAGGACGGCGTGACCTGCATCGACCTTGACAAGCACACGCTCGGCGAGGCCGCGGAAATGATCGTGGACATCGCGCGCGATGCTAGCCGACATCGGGCCATGTGCGAAGCCATCCGGGCCACCTTCGACGAGCTGGTGGACTTCGACGCCGAGGCCGCGCGTATCGCGGAGTTCCTGGCATGAGGCTCCTGTTCGTCGGCGACGCTGCCGCAACGGGCTTCGGGACCGTGACCGCCGACCTTGGGCGGGCGCTGCTGGACCTCGGCGAGGACGTGCGCTTCCTGTCGCAGAACGCGGCGGGCTTCGCAATCCCTGAGCCGCTGGGCAGCCGGACGTTCCGCCTCAACGATGACGCCCGACCGGAGCACGTCCTAGCGGCGCTGACCGGCGAGGGTATGCCGGACAAGTGGAAGCCCGAGGGCATCATCATCCTGGGTGACTACTTTGCCGCTCGCTGGATCGTCGTGGACCAGCGGGTACGCGAAGCACTCCAGGCGGTGCCGTCCTACCACTACGTCCCCGTCGAGGGCGTCGGACTTCCGCCCGCGTGGAAGGGCCTGTGGGACATCGTGAGCCCGGTCGCGATGACCAAGTTCGGCGCTGACCAGATCGAGGAGGTCATGGGCCGTCGCCCGCCGATGGTCTATCACGGCGTGGATCAGTCGGTGTTCTACCCCGTCGCGGCCAACCGGCCGGCCGCCGTCGAAGGGAAGCGCATCACTTCCAAGCTCTACCCCGTCGCGGCCAACCGGCCGGCCGCCGTCGAAGGGAAGCGCATCACTTCCAAGCTCACTGCCAAGGAGCACTTCGGCATCGACACGAAGCGGGTGATGCTACTGCGGACGGACCGGCACATGCCGCGCAAGCGATACAACGCGATGCTCCGGGCGCTGCTGCCGGTGTTCGAGCGCAACCCCGAAGCCGACCTGGTCATCCACTGCCGGCCGCACGACCAAGGCGGGTTGCTCTACGACTCGCTGTCCAAGTACCCCATCTGGTTCCGGGAGCGGGTGTTCCTGACCAACGCGCACAACACGTTCCAGGGTCTGTCTCGGGAGGAGCTGAACGTGCTGTACAACGCCGCGGACATCTACGTCCAGAACAGCGCCGAGGGCTTCGGCCTGACGGTCGCCGAGGCCATCGCGTGTGGTGTGCCGGCAGTCGGCATCAACTACTCGGCGGTCCCTGAGGTCATCGGCCCCGCGGGCCTGACGGCGTCAGTCGCGCACCTGATCGACAACGAATACGACCACCACTGGGCCGCCGAGGACCCCGACGAGTGGGGCCAGCACGTCGAACGCCTCATTCGCAAGCCGGCGTTCCGGCGCTCACTCGGCGCAGCCGGTCCCCGGCACGTCGCCGCCAACTTCTCCTGGGCGCGGGCTGCCGAGCAGTTCCGCGACATCGTCAGTTCCCGCCTAGAGGTCGCAGCATGAACCCGGCCCTGCCGCCCTGTGCGGGCGCTACCCCGGCGTGCGTCTGCTGACTGCTCGGCCGAGCCGCCAACTGATCCCGACCGGGTCCGAAAGCGGACGTCTCCGTCTCGCAGGACCGGACAGAGAGGATACCACCGTCCATGAGCCAGTTCGCTACCGCGCAGGAGCTGCGTGACTTCCTCGACATCGCGTCCACCACCGGACGGGCGTCCACGGCCAACCTTGACCTGCTACTGACGGCTGCGTCAGACTTCCTGGAGCGCGCCACGGGGCGCGTCATCACGTCCAGCGCGTCCAACACCGCGCGCACGTTCAGCTCAGACGGGCGCGACGCCATCACCATCCCGGACCTGCGGACGGCGTCGGGCGTCACGCTGCAATCGTCGGCCCTGGCGGCGGACAGCACCTACTACCTGCTCCCGTCGCGTCAGCAGCCCGAGTCGGGCGTGTCCGTGTACACCGGCATCCAGTTGCGGGCGTTCGGGACATACGACTACCGCTCCAATCCGCAGTGGTTCGATCGCAACCTCGACAGCCCGTACTGGAACCTGCGACGCAGCGGGCTGCCCAACGATCTGGTCATCACGGGTTTGTGGGGCTGGACGACGGTACCGCCACAGTGGAAGTTCACCGCGCTCATCATGGCGGGCTATTACTACAAACGACCCGACTCGCTGTTGGCGAACGTCGCCATCACGCCCGAGGGGAACGTCCTGAACTACGGCGAGCTGCCGCCCGAGGTGCGCGACCTCATCGACCTGTGGCGGCTCACCGACCACGTCGTGACGATATGACCGCCCTCAAGGGCGACGACGCCCTCCGCAAGCGCCTACGGGCCATCGGCGATACTCGGAAGCTGCTTGGCACGGTGGCGCTGCTCGGCGTCTCCGAGGCTAAGAAGATCGCGCGCCGAGACTTCACCAAGACGGCCAACCTGGAGCGGTCCATCCGGCTCGGGACCGTCACTGAGAAGACGGCGCAGATCGTGGCCGGCGGCACGTCCGGTGTCGGGTATGCCCGCTACGTCGAAGAGGGCACCGGCCTGTACGGCCCCCGTAAGCGGAAGATCGTACCGAAGCGGGCAAAGATACTCGCGTGGCAGGGCGGCGGCTCTCGGTTGACTGGGCGCGGTCCTGGGGCATCGTGGCGCTTCGCACGCTCCGTGCGCGGGCGCAGGGCGACCCCGTACCTGCTCCCCGGTGCGAAGAAGGCGATGGAGCGGTCCGGCGTCACCGACTCCGTAGTGGCCGCCTGGAATGACGCCGCCTGATGGCGACCACCTTCCGAGCCAACACGCGGACCGGCCTGTACGCCCTGCTCACCGGGTTCCAGACCGCCAACCCGACGCTGTTGCACCACGTCTACTCGCGGCGGCCGGCCACCTTCCCGGACAAGCTCTCGGGCTATGTCGGCTCGATGCCTGAGTCCATCGTCCACACCGGGACCACCATCCGCCAGCGAACGATGGCTCCGACCATCGTCCTCGTCGCCCGTCTGTCCGAAGTCGTCAGTGAGCAGGCCGACGCGATGGACGTGCTCGTGGATGCGTTCCTGGACTACTGCACCGCACGGCCTCATGCGATCAGCAATCAGACCGTGACGGTGCCGACGTCCATCGAGGATGTCGAGCTCGATGCTGAGGGCACCTTCTATCCAGCCGCCGTATTCACGTTCGGCGGCACCTTAGCGCAGGAGGGACGGCTCTAGCCCGTCCCCCTGTTTCCATCGGCCGATGACCCGCCAAGTCGGCGGGTTTTTTGATGCCCGCGAAAGGGCAGGAGGTATCCCAAGTGCCCATCAGCGGCTTCACCAGGTTCCGCAAGCATCAGGTCGGACACTCGCTCTCGTTGTCTTCCAACTCCCCGGCAACGCGCATCCTGCCGTACCGCGGTGCCATCACCATCGACCCGGCACGGACAGACCCGGATGTGGACGTCGGCTCGCTCGACCCCATCCTCGCGCCGTTCAACGGACCGACCGGGATCGAGGGCAACTGGGAAGGCAATCTCGCTTTCGATGACGCCCCGTACCTGTGGGCCGGCACGGTCAAGGGCGGCGTCAGCCCGACTGGCGCCACGGCCAAGACGTGGGTCTTCCAGGCGGCCTCGCTGACCGCCGACGCCTTCGCATACTTCACCGATCAGTGGGGCGACGACTACTCGACCGATGTCATCAACGCGGGCGGCGGCGTCATCGACTCGCTGGAGCTTTCGTTCGGCGACGACCTGTCGGCCTTCGAGGTCAGCGCGGACCTCGTCTACGCCCGCGCGGATGTCTCCGGGTTCACCGGCGGGCTGACCATCGATGACACCCCCCAGTGGGTCTACGGCGCTGACACCGAGGTCTACCTGGACAGCGTCGCGGCGTCGATCGGGACTACCAAGCTCGATGACGCCATCCACGGCGTGACGGTCAGTATCGGGAACAACCTCGACCGCAAGCGGTTTGCCAACGGCAGCAACTCGCGCTTCCAGCTCGCGGGCTACGGGCGCGGAGCGCGTGAGATCGAAGTGACCATCGTGGTCGCCAAGACGGCCGCGACGGTAGCCGAGCGAGCGACGGCCCAGAACACGCCGGTCCCCAGCCGGTACATCGAGATCAAGACGACGAGCCCGGAGATCATCACCGGCTCGACCCCGTACAGCCAGTCCATCCGCGTCCCCGTTCGGCTTCAGACACCGACGGATGGCGAGCTTGGCGGCAACTCCACGATCACGCTCGTCTATCGCGGGTTCTATGACAGCGCGCTCGGCTACGCCATCCGGGCCGTCGTGGTCAACACCTTGGCTAGTTTGTAGTACCGAAAGCGAGGGCACCAAGTGAACGACCACGTCGTAGTCCCCATCGGCCCATGCGGATGCGAAGGCACGCCGCACGATGAGGATGAGGTCTACCTGGCCCGCCACCTGTCCATGACGGGCGGGATGGCGGCCCAGGCGGCTATCTCGGAGTCCGAAGGCGACGCCATCCGGCTCCAGGAACTACTCGCCCGCATCTGGATCGGCCACGGTATCGTCGGTTGGAACCTCGTCGATGCCGATGGCGATCCGCTCCCCGTCAACGCGGCCAACGTGTCCGACCGTCTGCCCTACGGGAAGGGAGGGATGGCGGTCGCGGAACGTGCCGACGACCTGTACGCCGAAGACATCCTCGCCCCTTTACGGGCACGACTCAAGCGAGCCTCGCAGCTTGGGTCGATCGACGCTGGCCCACAGCCGACCTCGCGTTCCGCGGGTTCGACGAAGCGGCGGCGATCGCCATCGTCGACCGCTACTACGGCGCCGGAGGCTCCGAGCGCATGAGCTTCCGCGAGTGGATGGCAGCTCGCCAACTGCTCACTGAGGAGTTCTTCGGGGTGCTGCTCCGCGAGAACCAGCGCGCTGAAGACGAACGGTACAGCGCGTCCCTGCGTCACATCAATCGCTAGTAGGTGGCCTAGATGGGTCTCGCGGATACCGCCAAGCTCGTCGTTGACCTGAGCCTCGCCGGCAACTTCGCGTCCAGCCTGGGCAAGGCCGGCAAGTCCCTCGACACCTTCGACGGCAAGGTATCCCGGACGTCATCGCGTGGGTATCAGGCCGGCCAGCAGATCGGCACCGGCATCAAGAACGGCGCGCGCCTCGCCGCGGTCGGCGTCGGCATCCTGGCGACGCAGGTGGCGCTCGGCCTCCGCTCGCTGGTGCAGCTCGAACAGGCCACGGCGCAGACCGAGGCCGTCATCAAGTCCACGGGCGGCGCGGCCGGCGTCACCGCCGAGCAGGTGCGGAACCTCTCGGAGAAGTACGAAGCGCTCAACGCCACCGTCAGCGACGAGGTCATCCAGTCCGGTCAGAACCTTCTACTGACGTTCACGGCCATCGGCAAGGATGCCTTTGAGCCGTCGCTGAAGGCCGCGCTCGACCTGTCCACGGCGCTCGGGACCGACCTCAACTCGGCCATCAAGACCGTCGGCAAGGCGCTGTCCGATCCTGCCAAGGCGATGGCACGGCTGCGGCGTCAGGGCATCATCCTGACCAAGGCCGAGCAGAAGCAGATCGACGCGCACCTGGCGAACAACGATGCGCTCGGCGCGCAGAGCGTCATCATCGCCGCCCTGGACAAGCGGTACGGCGGATCGTTCCTCGGCAAGGGTGCGACCACGGCGGGCAAGGTCGCCAAGTTCACGGACAGCATCGAAGACCTCCAGCGCTCCCTCGCCGAGGCCCTGTTGCCGACCCTCGGCAACGTCGCCGACGAGCTGTCGGCCTTCCTCCAGGACCCAGCCGTCAAGGCCGGCGTCAAGGACCTGGGCCGGGACATCGCGGGCCTGTTCAGCAAGGAGAACATCCGAGCCGGCGCGGAGGTCATCGGCGGCTTCCTGCGCGCCGCCAAGGAAGCGGCGCCGGCCATCGGCGCGGCGGCCAAGGTTGCGGGCGAGGTCATCGGCACGGCCGTCAAGCTGTTCAACTCCCTGCCGCCTGAGATCCAGTCGCTGGCCGTCGCGGGCCTGGCCGTCAACAAGCTGACCAGCGGGCTCGTGACGAACATCGCGGGCGGCCTCATTGGGTCGGTGTTGAAGCAGCTCGTCTCGGGCGTGGTCAACGTCAACGGCGGCGTCGTGAACGTCGTCGGGGCGGGCATCCCCGGCGCGCCCGTACCGGGTCCGAGCGGCGGCGCACTCGGGAAGGTTGTCGAGACCGCCAAGACCGTGGCCCAAGTCGTCATCCCGGCCGTCGCTATCAAAGAGTCCGGCATCCTCGACGAGATCCGCAACGGGTTTGAGGACTTGTTCTTTGGCAGTCGCTCCCCGAAGCCCTACGCGCCAAACTTCGGCCAGTACGGTCCCGCAACGGGAGCCGGAAAGCCGCCGAAGAACGCACCCGGCGGCCATCCCTCGCAGCTCGGACGTAACGCCAAGGAGCAGTTGGCCGAGCTGGAGCGGATCGGGTTCATGGTCAACGCGGCCAAGGATGACCAGGTCGGCGCCATCAACACGAGCAAGACTGCCGTAACGGAAGCGCAGGCGGACACGAAGCGCGCGACGACGACCGGGTCGTTCCTCACGTCGGCCGCCACCCGCCGCGGCGCGTCGGCCACTGTCGCAGCCATCGGCCGCATCCCGGCGCCCATCGTCAACGTCAACGTCACGGCGACGACTGTCACCCGCAGCATCACCTACCAGAACCGCTCGGGCAACGGCTCAGGCTCGGCCGGCGGCGCTGGGAACGGACCGACGCCGGTATGAGCCTCCGCTATTACATGCGAAACGCGACCACGAGCGCCTTCGTGGACATCACGGACCGCTGCCGCACCTATCAACTGGACGTGACCCAGAAGGCCGAGGAAGGCGCTGTCGGCATCTCGTCGCTCATCATCGACGACCCCGATGGCGACCTCGACGTAGGTGGCTGGCGGGTCTTCTACATCTATGAGACGGAAGCGGAAGTGGCGACGCAGACGTGCATCTACGTCGGTCATTCGCAGCCGGAGCGTCAGATCATCCGCGGCCCGTATCGGACCGGGGCGGCGCGTCAGTGGCGCGTCCAGTTGTCCGACGTCAACAACATGCTCTATCGGAGCGTGATGCTCGGCAAAGACAACGACCGGCCCGCCGAAACGGACACCACGCGGGTCGCGTGGGTGCTGACCACTGACGAGACGGAGGTCATCGGGGACACCCGCTACGTCACCGGGGCCGCCGGCGTGGCGATGGATGCGAACGACTACCTGCTCCAGGAGACGCACGCCGTCTATAACGACGCCGCGCAGCAATCGGGTCGCAACTTCTTTCTCACGCACTTCGGAGATACCGGGCCGTATCCGTTCGGGGACTACTCGCTGTTCTATGACTTCGCGGAGGGCTCCAACTACGCGTCAACGCACCGGCTGACGAACGACTTGACCGCCATCGGGTCCAACACCTTCGCGGTCACGCTGGAGCCGGTCGAGTTCACGATCGACAGCTCGCGCATCGCCAATCGCGCGATCGTGCCATACACGGACTCCTACGCCACGGCGACCACACCGACCGGAACCGTGCTGCCGTATCGGGACGTGGTGTATCCCTCGATCAACGTCAACTCCAAGGCCGTCGCGCTGGTGCGGGCCAACCGCTACGCGCAGGACGCCCGCACGCCGGAGCATCGCGCCACGCTCCAGTTCCACACTTCGCGCGCGAAGGTCAACGCCATCCGTGAGGGGATGCGCGTGCCGGTCAAGATGACCCACTGGCCCGAGCCGTACCGCTCCGAGTTCACATGGATGCGGATTCTCTCGCGAACCGTCACGGACATCTCGGAGCAGGACGATATGACGTACCTGCACACCATCGAGGTCAGTCGCTCGGAGCCTGCCGTCGTATCGCCGGTCGGAGGCATCCTGTATCTGACCAAGGGTCCGGTGAGTGGGCGGGTCTGGTTCGCGGGTACCGGCGACTCCCCGCCAGCCGGACACACGCCCATCACGACATCCGCCAACCTGACGCCGTTGCAGGACGTCAACGGGCCGTTCGAGACGGGCTGGTCTTACTACGGCTGGACGGTGCTGGGGACGGGGACCATCGACGTGCAGTGTTCCTTCGACACGGTCGGCGTGCTCGTCGATAACATCGTTTACACCATCACCTGGGGCGTCCAGGTCAACGGCGTTACGGTCGCCTCGACGTCCAACAGCGTCTCGGGCTTCCTCGTGTTCTACGGCGGGAACCATCAGACCCTGTTCGAGGACATCGCGGTCGCGACGAACGACCAAGTCACTATCCTCCTGACCTGCACGCCGTCTACCATGCCGTTCTTCGGCACTCCCGGCGGGACGGGCTTCAACACGCAGGTACGCATCGTGGGCGGGTCGCTCGTATGAAGATCACACAGGGCAGCCGGCGGAGCGTCGCCTGGCGCAAGGTCGCGGCGCTTGGAGCCGGCGGCACCATCCCCGAAGCACAGCCACCCGACCCTGACTGCTGTGACCCGGATGTCGTGCTGCCGGACCGCGCGGCCGACACGAACGGGGCAAACGCCGTGTCGCTGTCGGACGCGGAGCTGCCCGAATACGTCCAGCACAAGACGGCGGATGATGCCCTCACCGCCGTGACGGTCACGCTGGACGTCGCTCCCGTGGCCGGCCACCTGCTGGTGCTGTACCACAGCGCCCGCTCCGGCAGAGTCCCTCAGGCACCGAGCGGATGGACCGCCCATCCCGATGGTGTCGTGGTGGCGAATAACGACCGTGGCGCGATGTTCTACAAGGTCTCAGCCGGGACCGAGACGGTCATCGTCACGTCACTGAGCACGCCCGACCGCAACGTCGCGACGGTCATCGAGTACAGCGGCACGTTCACGCTGGGCAACTCGACCGAGACCACGGGTTCGTCGGCGTCCATCGTCACGGGTTCCGTGACCCCGACGGCCGGCGCGAAGGTACTGATCGTCGGTGGCGCGACCATCAACACCGGGGACTCGGCCAACTCGGTCTCGCCCGACGCGGGATGGACCGAGCGCGGCGACCTGATGCAGGGCAGCTTCCATCCCGTCCATTGGGTCGTGGAGCAGATCGTGTCATCGGCGTCGGGCTCGTACAACCCGTCCGGCACTTGCACATCCTCCGCGCCATTCGGCGGGCAGACGCTGGCGTTCATCGCCAGTACCTCGGCCGCTGCCTGGAACATCCCGCAGCCGCTCGCCGTCGACGGCGATGACGCGACGTACGAGACCATCACGGGCACCGACCTACTGCGCGTCGACCTCGCGGCCGAGTACCGCATCGTCCGCACCCGCATCCGCATCGCCACCACCAACGCGGGCGCGCGGACGTTCACGATCAAGGGCGCCAACGAAGCCGACTTCTCCGACGAAGTGACCCTCACCACCATCGCCTTCACCGCGACGGGCTCCCTGACGGCGCAGGACGTGACCGCGACGTGGGTCAACACCGTCTCGTATCGCTACTACGAGCTCTCCATCGGCACGTCGGACACCTACCGCATCCATGCGTGGGAGCTGTACGAGGGCACGCTGGCGACCGACGTCGCGGGCGTCACGGCCGACCTGGCGGCGCACCTGGTCGACACGGTGGACGCGCACGATGCCTCGGCCGTGTCCGTGCTGGACACCGGGGCGTTGCTTACCGCGACGAACGTTGAGGCGGCGCTGGCCGAGCTTGCGACCGATGCGGACGCGCACCTCGCGGATACGACCGATGCCCACGACGCGAGTGCCGTGTCCGTGCTGGATACCGCAGCCGTGTTCACCGCGACGAACGTGGAGACCGCGCTCAAAGAGCTGTACGACAGCATCAGCGGCGGCGGCATCCCGGCGACCATCCTCGATGCCAAGGGCGACATCATCGCGGCGACGGCGGCCGATACCGCGTCGCGGCTGGCGGTCGGCACGAACGGCCATGTGCTGACGGCGGACTCCGCTGAGGCTACCGGGCTCAAGTGGGCGGCGGCCGGGAGCGGCGCCGTCGCCACCGATGTCATCTGGGACGCCAAGGGCGACCTGGTCGGCGGCACCGGAGCGAACACGGCTTCTCGCCTGGCGATCGGAAGCAATACGCATGTCCTCACCGCGGACTCGGCCGAGACGACCGGAATGAAGTGGGCGGCGGCGGCTGGCGGCGGCGGCCGGACGCTGAACGGCACCTACGGCGACGAGTTCACGGGCGGTTCACTGGATGCTAAGTGGACTCGCCACAACCAGACGGTCGGGATGGAGACATACGCGCAGGGCCGCGCAGGGTCGATCCTGCGCGTCGCGCACGGTGCCGTCAACGCGTCCGAGTACATCTACCAGACCGCGCCAAACGGGACCGACGAGACGTGGGAAGCCAAGTGCTCGTGGTTCCAGGAGAACACGACCAACCAGATGTTCGCGCTGGTCATGGTGAACAGTTCGGGGAACGGCGTTGCGGCGATGGTTTATGACAACGCGAACGGCCTGTACCTCGCCAACGTCGCAAGCCACGTTTACAGCACGGTGCTGACGAGTATCACAGGGCTGAAGCCGGCGACCACCTACTACCAGAGCGGAGGCCCGATCTGGCTCAAGCTCCGCAAGGCCTCGGGCGTGTATCACGCTTCGTACAGCCTCGATGGGGAGAGCTATTCGCGGGAGGCGACGGGAACCCCGAGCGCGTTCACCCCGACCCGCGTCGGCATCGGGCGTATCCTCGGGACCGCCGCGAACAGCATCGGCAACTGGGACTTCTTCGACAAGACCGCCTAGCCCGACCCTCGCCTATCCCCCCGGCCCTCGGCCCGTCTCCCCTCACCGGGAGGCGGGCCGGTTTAGTTTAGCCGGAGTTTAGGCAATCTTCCTGCCAATATCCGATAGGGGTTGACACCTGTACCCCGCGTGTTACATTAGGCGCATGGATGCACAGACGACCGAACGCCAACTACGCGACGCCCTGAAGGAGAGCGACTCCATCTCGGCGGCCGCCACCAGGCTCGGCGTCAGCCGGATGACCGTCTACCGCCTGATGAAGCGGTACGGCGTCGAAGTGCGGAGGATCGTGGCATGAAGCCGTGCGCCAGCGCCGGGCACCCCTGTCCGCGCGAAGCCGTCCTGACGGCCCGTATCCCGATGGTCGGGGATCGCGCCCTGTGCCAGTCCTGCCACGACGCCTATGTGGCGATGGGGCTGGACCTGCGCGTGCTCGATGTCAACGCGTTGGTTCCGCTCTGGCAGCAGCGTGGCCTGGCCCGCGACATGACCAGGGTGTCGGCATGACCGACCGCCGCGCCGTCCTCGCGCTGGCCTTCCTGCTGGGCGTCGCCTACTGGTTCGCGGTCGCCTTGTGGGTGCTGCCCACCTTCGGCCTGTTGGGGCTGGCGGTCGCGGCGGTCCCGGTCGGCGCCACCCTCGCCGTCTTGGGAGCCAAGTCATGACGCACTGCGACCGCTGCGGACTCGACTACTCCGGCAGCTTGGCGGATCACCATCTTGACACCCTCGACACCCGCGCCACTGGTCACGTCCCGACGCCCGAGGAACTAGACGACCTGCTCGCCAGCATCAGTGCGTGCGGCTACGCCAGCGAGGCCGTGGAGGTTGTCGAGACCTGGACCCGCAAGTGGTGGGGCGTCGAGTCCGCATTCACCACCGACATGGACGTGCAAGGCGGCATCTACCCCATCCGTGAGTCCGTGTTCCGGGCGTCTTACGCCGCCACCCCCACACCCGACACCCTCGACGCCGCTTGGGCTGCTGCTGAGGCCGAGCTGCCGGACGGCTGGATCATCCTGTCGCTCATCTTCGACGCCGGCCGATGGGGCGCGGCGGCGTACGACGCTTCCTTTACCGGCCGCCCGTGGCACCAGCGCTACCGCCGAGCATCCGGCGACACCCCCGCCGCCGCCCTGCTCGCGCTGGCCGGCGTACTCCAGGCCGACCGATGACCGAGCCGCTGACCGCCGCTAGTCAAGCGTTGTTGGATGGCCTCAATGCTGCTTTCGGGCTGGACTCCGACCGGCTCATCACGGGCGACGCATCCGAGCACGGGCTTCAGTTCCGAGAACGCGTCATCGAAGCGATCGAGCGAGCGTTGCCACAGATCGAAGCTCAGGCAGCCGAACGCGTCGCGGCGCCCACGTCTATCACGCTCGACGCCGGACACGACTTCCACGACTACGGCCCGCTGCTATGCAGCATCTGCGGCCAGCGGGGACAGGTCGTGGTGCACATCGAGCCACAGCGCGAGATGCCGTCATGACCGTGATGGGCGTCCGGCTCTCCCGGCGTGACATCGCTGGCGCCGTGCTGGCCGTGCCGCTGCTGTGGATCGTCGTGGTGGCGACCCTGAGCGGGCTGGCGGGGATGCAGCCGTGAGCGGCGCTATCTGCGGTGTCCCCTTGGAGACGGTCGCCACGGAGCGCGAGGACCCGCGATGGTGCTTCGGCTGCCGCAAGCGCCACGGCGGGACGTGGACGTGCCGGCGTCCGTCATTCGACACGCTGATGGAGACAGGCGCGTGGGGCTGGGCCGAGCCCTTCTGGGAGTATCGCTGCGATGGATGCGGCGACGACCGACGCGCGGGGTTCGGTGGTGAGTACGTGTGGTCCGAGGACGACCAGTGAACCGCCTCGCTGGGCGCTACGAGCCCGCGCCATGCCCCGTGGACGGGTGCGACCGGATGCACGGCGGCATATGGACCCCCGCCTCACCCGCGCGACGTGGGCAGGAACCCAGTCCTGCTCACTTCGGGCTGGTCAGGCCCCACGCCGACGCTGCCGATGGGTGGCAGCCGCGGGCGCGAGCCCGTGTCCAGGTCGGCACCCCCGCTGCCGAAGGGTAGCGACAGCGGGAGCCGGTGGTGCCCGTCCACCGGCTCCCAGCACCACTGAACGGGCGTACGGGAGAACGGGCAGATGACGACAGCAATCTCAGAGTGGACGACCGTCGATAAGTCGACGTGGGGTCCCGGTCCTTGGCAGGACGAGCCCGACAAGGTCCACTGGATCGACCAGAAGACGGACCTCGACTGCCTCATGGTCCGCAGCCAGCACGGCGGTCACTGGTGTGGTTACGTCGCGGTGACGGAGGGCCACCCACTGTTCGGCGTCGGCTATTCCGAGACGGACAAGCTGGTGCCCTTCGATGAGGACGGGCACAACCCACTGGACGTCCACGGCGGACTGACCTACGCGGACTTCTGCATGGAGACAGACGACGAGTCGCGGTTCGTCTGTCACGTTCCGCAGCCCGGCCGACCCGGTCGCGTGTGGTGGTTCGGTTTCGACTGCGCCCACTCACATGACCGTTCGCCGGGGTATGAAGCGCGCAACCCCGGGTTTTCGAGCGACTACCAACGCTATCGCGACTGCGGCTACGTCGAGCGCGAAGTCACGCGGCTGGCTCGCCAGTTGGCGGAGCTGGCCCGATGACCGACGACCACATCACCATCACCCTCGACGGGGCCGAGGCGCACGTCGTGGCCGCCGCGCTGGGCGCCTATCGGAAGCTGCTGGAGCGGACCGAGCCGGACCTGTCCGTGCTGCTGGATCGCATCGCCTTGCGCGCCGAACACAAGCTCGCCGACGCGATGTACGGCGGCGCGGACCTGGCGGTGGGCGACCACTACCTGTACCCGGTGCCGGCGTGATGACCGAGCCGCTGACCGCCGACGACGCCACACCCGACCACGCGTCATGGTGCTATCGACGCCACACCGGGGATTGCGTGGACGGACCATCCGGCACAGTCGCTCCCGACTGGGTCGCCCTCGCCGACGAGGTCGCTCTGCTGCGCCGCTGGCACGAGCTTCGCGCCCGCGCCGCCCTTCGCGCGCCTCGCCACCACCCGAGAGATTCCATGACGCCCTACACCGAGGCCGAGGATGCCGCGCTGGATGCCATCGAGGGCACCCACGCCGCCCATGACGACGAGCCCGATCCCGAGTGCGCCGACTGCCAGGAGCGGTCCGCCGAGCTGTGGGACCGGATGGCTGGGAGCTACTGATGGCCGTCCACCTGGCGCTGGAGCAGGGGTCCGATGCGTGGCTGGAGGCGCGCCGGGGCCTCGTCACGGCGACTGACATCGCGGTCCTGCTGGGGCTGTCGCCGTACCGCTGCGAGGCCGACCTGGCCGACGAGAAGCTGACCGGCGTCGGACAGGAGGCGAGCCTGCGGATGCGCGTCGGCTCTGCCGTCCAAGACCTGATCGGCGAGGAATACGCGCGGCGCACCGGCCGACGCATCCATCGCTACCACGGCATGGTCCGCCACGACGACATCGAGTGGGCCGCCGCGTCGCCGGACTTCGGAGTGCGGGGCGAGCGTCGGCTGGTGGAAGCCAAGCGGACCTCCAGCCGGACACGCTTCGCTGACGGCATCCCGCAGGACATCGAGGCGCAGGTGGCCTGGCAGCTCGGCATCACGGGTTTCCCCGTCGCCGACGTGGCCGTGCTGGTAGGCGATGACGACTTCGCCATCTTCGAGCAGCGGGCCGACCCGGCGCTCTTCGCGGACCTCGTCGTGGTGGCCGAAGGCTTCCGCGCGCGGCTTGCTGCCGGCGGGCCGTTCGCCCGTGACGCCGCCCGCATCCGGCGCGACCACCCGTCCGACGACGGCTCCGAGATGGTCGCCGATGCGGATATCGCCGAGGCCGTCCGGGCGCTGCTCGCGACGCGCGCCGACCGCAAGGCGCTGGAGTCCAACGAGGAAGCCATCGAGTCGGCCATCAAGGCTCGCATGGGCGAGGTCGCGACCCTCGTGGGTCAGGGCTTCCGCGTCACCTGGAGGCAGACGAAGTCATCGGAGCAGGTCGACTGGAAGTCGGTCGCCGATGGCCTTCTGCGGCAACTTCCCGAGACAGAGGCACAGGCCCTCGTCGGGATCGCAACGACGGTCAGGCAGGGCTTCCGACCCTTCCGCGTCACGCTGGACAAGGAGTAGGACATGGCGATCGAAGTCGTTCCCTCGGTCACGGACCCGCGCGAGTTGACGCTACTGCGCGCGGTCGGGCTGGACCGCGTGAGTCCCGAGCAGCGCGAGCTGGCGCTGAACATCGCGCAGCGGTACGAGCTCGACCTCATGCTCAAGCACCTTGTGATGATCGACGGCAAGCCGTACATCACCCGTGACGGTCTGCTACACGTCGCCCATCGCTCCAAGGAGCTTGACGGCATCGAGACGACGGACCCGATCCTGGCAGACGGCTACTGGCGGGCCTCGTGCTCGGTGTACCGCAAGGACATGAGCCGTCCGTTCACCTACAGCGGACGCTACCCGGAGAAGGGCGGCAACGCCAAGTTCGCGCCGGAGATGGCGGTCAAGGTCGCCGAGGTCATGGCTCTGCGCCGCGCCTTCGACGTGGCCGCCCCGGTCATCGAGGAACGGTGGGACATAAACCTTCCGGCTGCGGAGCCCGTCGCCCGCCCGTCGCTGGCCGAACGAGCCGCCGCCGCCCGCGAGGCCGTGACATCGGGGATGTCAAAGGCCGCGTTCGTCGCCGCGCTGAAGGACCACGGCATCCCGGCCAAGTACGCCGCCGACGTTCGCCAGGGCATGTTCCCGGACGGCACCGAGCTGACCGATGCCCAGCGGCAGGCGCTCCTCGATGAGCTGCTGACTTGGGAGCCGGAGCCTGTTGAGGAAGGCGCCGTGGTCGAGGCCGAGTCGGTGCCGATGCTGCCGCTCGATGACGAGGAACGCGCGCTGATCGCGGGCGGCCTGAAGTGACTGACGACCTGCCGTTCGACTACCCGTCCGCGGCCAACCCCGGAGCGGCACCCGCGAAGGTCTGCCTCCGCCACGAGTGGTTAATGGTTCTCGACTTCACCGATGGTCGCCAGTCGGGGATTGTCTGCCAGCGCTGCGGCAAGGTCCGCGACGATGCGACCTCCCGCCGCGGGCGCAACTCGCGGTCACGCGGGAACGCTGCCGAGCTCGTGGTGGCCCGTCACCTAGGCGGCAAGAAGATGGGGCCGCTTGGGCTGCCGTGGGATGTCGAGATGCCCGGCTACGCCCGACTCCAGGTCAAGAAGCTGGCGACTGCGCCTTCCCTGCGCTTCGTGGCCTCCGAGCTGGCCCGCATCGGGTCCGGCGCGGAGATGCCGGGCTTCGTCTGGGTCGAGCCGGGACGCGGCGGCGAGCGACTGATCGTGTTCCGGCTGGCCGACTTCGCGGAACGGCACGGACTCCCGGAGGTCGAGGGATGACCCACGCCGACCGCATCCTCCGCTACTTGCGCGACCACCCCGGCAGCACGACCTGGGAGATCGGCGTGGACCTGCACATCGCCAACGTCACCGCTCGATTGTCCGACCTAAGGGACGCGGGCCACAACGTCATCCGCTGGAAGGACGACACGGGGCTCAACCGCTACCGCGTGTCCGAGGTCACGACGGGTGAGGCCGTGCCGCTGTGGGACGTGGCCTCGTGACGTGCGCCGTCTGCGGCCTGTACCGCTGCGCCTGCCGCAATGGCCGAACCACCGTCACCGCCGAGGGATCGACGCCCGAGGACGCTATCGCCCGCGCCCGCGCCTACGTCGAGCGCCGGGGCTATCGAGCGGAGGTGCTGGGCGTCAAGCGCCGCCGCGTCAAGACCGGACTGCTCGGCTACCGCGCATGGGACGTTCGCTTCGAGGTGACCAGATGACCCTTCTCCAGCTACCTAAGTCGAACAAGTTATCGCCCGAGGACGCATACCGCGATGTCGTCCATCCGGCGCTCGTGGCCGTGGGGCTGGTGCCGCGCGGCGAGCTGGTCCATGCCGAGGGCACGACGCAGGACGAGCGCGCCGGCATCGACTGGATCGTAGCCCAGCGCAACGGCACCATTACGACCCTGGCGACGCGCGCTCAGTGGGACCGCGACTACGGCACGTTCTCAATCCGATGGAGGACCGGCGGCGGATCGCACAATACCGAGCTACTGAAGCGGTATCGGTCTGTCATGAACGGCGGGTCATATCCGACGCTGACCATCCAGGCATACGTCAACCGCAGCCGAGGTGAGCTCATCAACGCCTACGTCGTCCGAACCGAGGACCTGTACCGGCACGTCATCATGCCCGCAGGCGACGACCCCGACGCCACTACGTTCCGCACTTGCGGCTGCGCCGGCCACAACCGGCCGGCGCCTGGCGGCGCGTTGTTTATCCCCGTCGCCATCACCGAGCGCGGTCGGATGGCCGCCGAGTCGAAGGCCACGCTCATCGGGCACGGCATCACAGTCGGCATGGTCCGAGCGCAGTCGGTCGGGTACGGCATGGGCCTGTGAAGCGCGGGGCGCTCGACGTATCGCGCCAAGCGCTAGCGCTATCGGGCATGGGCAACCATCCCGCGCATGGGGGAGGACCTGTGACTACTGACATGACGTGGGTTCCGCCCGAGGCCGACCTATCGGGCGCGCTGCTGGAGCGCTTCGTGGTGCCGCCATTCAGCATTCTGGACACCCGCCAAGGTTACTGGCAGGAGCGTCGCCGCTGGTGGCTGGGGCTGGGCCTCCAGTCGGAGCTAGGGCGAGGGCTAGAGCCGGGTGGCAACTACGGCACCGGATACGACCCCACGATGGGGCGCAACGGACCGGCCCGTGCCTTTAGCACCGACATGATGAAGGGCGAGCACCTCGGCGCCGACGTTACCGCCCCCGGAACCAGCATCTTCGATCCGGTGCTCTGCGAGCTGGCCTACCGCTGGTTCTGCCCACCCGGAGGGACTGTGCTGGACCCCTTTGCCGGCGGCAGCGTCCGCGGCATCGTGGCCGCATACCTGGGCCACCCGTACATCGGCATCGACCTGTCCGCGCGGCAGATCGAAGCCAACCGCGAGCAGGCGGCACGCATCCTGACGACACAGCCCGTACCCGAGTGGATCGTGGGCGACAGCCATCTCGTCCTGCCCACCATCGCGGCATCGGCGGACCTGATCTTCACCTGCCCGCCGTATTACGACCTCGAGGTGTACAGCGACGACCCGCACGACCTGTCCAACCTTTCGACCTACGGGCAGTTCATCGAGATGTACCGAGGCATCATCGTCAAGGCCGTCGACCGCCTGTTGCCGGGCCGTATGGCGTGCATCGTCGTGTCCGAGATACGGGGCAAGGACGGCACGTTCCAAGGCTTGGTGCCCGACACCATCGCGGCGTTCATCAACGCTGGGATGCGGTACTACAACGAGGCCATCCTCATCAACTCGGCGGGCAGCCTCCCCATCCGCATCACCAAGCAGTTCGAGGCCGGTCGCAAGCTGGGTCGGACCCATCAGAACGTGCTGGTCTTTATCAAAGGCGACCAGCCGCGCGGCTGGTCATACGAGCGCGATGCGCCACCCGACCCGCAGACATCATTCGACTGGAGCACACCATGATCACGCCGCTGGTCGAGCCTCTGGGAGATAGATATGTCCTGCGCGATGACCTCTTGCCAGGTGGGACCAAGCGACGGGCCGTGGATGCGCTCCTAGAGGGAGGGGACGAGTTCGTCTACGCCTCACCGGCCTACGGCTATGCACAGGTCGCGCTGGCCGTCGCCTGTCAGGCCCGTGGGCTGCGGGCGACCATCTTCTCCGCCGCTCGTATGCGCCCGTCGCCGTTGACGCTCCGAGCAGCGGCGTACGGGGCCACGGTGATTTCCGTTGAGCACGGCTACCTCAACGTGGTCACCAAGCGCGCCCGCGACTACTGCATCCAGACCGGGGCGGTGCTGCTTCCACACGGCTTCGACGATCCGCGGTTCCGCCAGTCGCTGGTCGGGACTGTCCTCACGGTGGCGCCCTACTGGCACAACGAGGTCTGGGTGGCGGCAGGATCTGGAGTGCTAGCCCGCTGCATCGCGGAGGCATGGCCTACGGCACGAGTGGTAGCGGTCCAGGTAGGCCATCCGCCGATCTTGCCAGATCAGGCAGAGCTCTTGGTCGCGCCCGAGGCCTTTGAGTCCTCCGCGAGGATGCCGCCTCCGTTCCCATCGGCAGATAACTACGACGCCAAGGTCTGGAGATACTTTCAGGCCGATGCAGCTCCTGGTGCGCTGTATTGGAACGTCGGAGCATGAGCGCCCTACGCCTCAGCCAACCCGGCCTCCCCACCCGCCTCATCGTCGAGGTAGACCCGTATTGGTCCCTCACGGCGCGGACCCGCTACATCGTGGATCGCCTGCGCGGTCACAACGGAAACCGATCCTGCTGCGCGCGTGACCTCGGCGTCATGCCGCAGACCGTCCAGCGCGCCGCTCGTCTCGCCGTGGCTGCCGGCGTGCGCGTGCCACCTGCCGCCAAGGGGGGCGCCGGCCGCGGTCACGACCTCCGACCCCGCAAGGGCAAGCCCGAGCCGTGTCGGGGCCCCCTGGCGCGCTCTGGTGGCCCGTGCGGTCGCGGACGCGGCCACGTCGGCGGTCATCGCTCGCCGTCATCGGAGCAGCGGGAGCGCGCGGCGCTGGCGGGCTCGCGATGACTCCGTACTACGCCGACGACTGGCTCACGGTGTACCTCGGCGACTGCCGCGAGGTCATGGCGACAATGGAGCCCGAGTCCGTCCATTGCGTCGTCACGAGCCCGCCGTACTGGGGCCTCCGCGACTACGGGACGGCGACGTGGGCTGGCGGAGTAGATCCGACGTGCCGACATGATCCGAGGATGGGCGTCTCCGGCGCCTCCACGCTTAGTGGCGCGCACCCGATCGGCTCGCCCCGTGACCGTCCACAGAATGTCTGCGTACTGTGTGGCGCGACCCGCATCGACTCCCAGCTCGGCCTGGAGCCCACGCCCGAGGCGTACGTCGAGTCGATGGTCGCCGTCTTCCGCGAGGTCCGGCGCGTGCTGCGATCCGATGGCACGGTCTGGCTCAACCTCGGGGACTCGTACGCTTCGTCGGGCGGCGAGCGAGCCTACGGTAGTAGCGACAACGGCACCGGCCGCGGACCAGGAACACGCCGCCACGACGTGCCCGCATCCGGCCTCAAGCCCAAGGACCTCGTCGGCATCCCGTGGCGCGTCGCCTTCGCGCTCCAGGCTGACGGCTGGTACCTGCGCTCGGACATCATCTGGGCCAAGCCCAACCCGATGCCCGAGAGCGTCACGGACCGCCCGACCAAGAGCCACGAGTACCTGTTCCTGCTCACCAAGAGCCCGCGGTACTACTTCGATGCCGATGCGGTCCGGGAGGTCGGCATCGACCCTGACCGCCAGCGCTCAGACCGCATCGGCGGCACGAACGGCCACACAGTCCGCCACTCGCCGGGTGGCGTCATGGGCGCGTCCCAGTCGCGCAACATCCGCTCCGTCTGGACCATCGCCACCCAGCCCTACCCGGGCGCGCACTTCGCGACGTTCCCGCGCGCTCTCGTGGAGCCGTGCATCAAGGCGGGCTGCCCGCAAGGCGGGATTGTTCTGGACCCGTTCGCGGGCTCTGGAACGACCGGCATGGTGGCGCAGTCGCTGTCGCGCCGCGCTGTCCTCATCGACCTCAACGGCGAGTACCTGGAGCAAGTCATGGACCGCAACCGCGATATCCCGCTGGGGCTCGGCGCATGATCGCGCGTCTTCCGGGAGCCTGTGTCGTCTGCCGTCGGCCGGTGTGGTGGGGCGGCAAGTCGTGGCGCGAGGGCACCCGTCACGGGGTCCGGCACGTCTGCCCCGTTGACCGCCCGACCTGTGGCGCGTGGATGCGCTACGCCCACCAACGGTGCGCCCGCCGACCCGGCCACACCACGGCGCATCGGACGCAGTACGCGCTAGACAATGCGATGCGGGCCGCCGTGGGCCGAAGGAGAGCCGCATGACCCTCGCTGACCTGCTCCTCATCTGGGCCGCACGCGACCGCCTGTACGCGCTCCGTCGCAAGGCGCCCCTGACGGAAGCCGAACGGGACGCGATCGCTTCCTGGCGTGCAGCCGAACGTCGGGCCGTCGATGAGGAGCGTATAATGGACGTGTCCGGAGTCAGCGGATCACACCACATGCGTCACCCGCTCCCGCTGACTCCGGTTGAGCGGGTGACGCAGACCAGACGGTGGAGTCAGCACCGATGACCGATGACCGCAAGTACGTCAGGGTCTACTACAACGACCTGATCCGCGACTATCCCGACGTGTGGGCTGACGATGCCGCCCTCGCGACGTGGCTGCGGATGCTGGCAACGGCCGACCCTATGTGGCCGACTCCCCCCGAGCTGCCGCGCTCGGTGCGTTCCCGTCCGATGGCATCGTTGACGTCCTCCAGCTTGGTCGAGACATTGCCGTCGGGCCGGTATCGCATGAAGGGCCTGGACGCAGAGCGAGGCAAGCGACAGCAAAGCGCCCGCAATGCGGCTGCATTGCGCTGGCATAGCGAGGGCATTGCGCCCGCATATCCGGTCGCAATGCCTAAACGAGCAGAGCAGAGCAAAGACGAGCAAAGCATCATGCGAGCGCTTCCATCTGACGACGGAAGGGCGGACCTTGAGGCCTTCGTCCTGCTCACCCGACGTGCCCCGACATCACGGCAGCGGAAGCTACTGGACGGCCTCCTAGATCGTCACGACCTGACCGGGCCGGCATGGGCAGCGGACATCATGATGCGCCACCCCGACGACCCCATCGGTGCCGTCATCGAAGCCGACAAGGCATGGCGCGCCGATCGCATCGCCGAAGCACAAGCGGCCGAAGCGCCGAAGCCCGTACCGCGCCGGTCTCGGGGCCTGCCGGAGTCCACCCGGCACATCATGGCCGAGATGCAGAAGCTCGAAGCCGAGGGGCACGCATGACGGACCAGATGTCTCTAGGACTCGACCGACCACAGGACTGGACGGAGCTTTCATACGGTCGCGGCCCGTGTCGCAACTGCGGCTGCATCGAGGGCCGGCACCGACCTGGCAAGCGTCGCGGCGAATGCTTGTACGCCGCTGGACACCGTGACCGTCCATGCACGAGGTACGCCGCATGACCGGCCTCAAACGAAAGGAGGCCCACCCGAAGATGGACCTCCCTACCGAGGCGACTGAGTCGCGTCGTGTCGGAACGAGTATCACGGTAGCACCGGAGACCACTCATCGTCTAGATGGGTTCTGCTGGTGTCAGCCGACTGCGGAGGCCGACTTGGACGGGGACGGTCATGTCTACGTCCACCGGCAGATGGTCACATGAAAGAAACTTACGTTAGGGTATTGACAATGCGAGCACGCTAGCGTAACCTACGGACATGAACAACAACGACCGCTCGAACGTCCAAGAAGTCATCGCCGAATACGCGGCGCTCTATCAGACCGCTCTCTCATGGGTTGCCGGCGACGACGAGATCACCGACAAGGCCCGCTGCGCTCGCAGCATGGTCGAGGCTCACTACCGTGGTCGTTTGGACCGCGAGATGCTGGACGCGGCCCGCGAGGCGGTCGTCGCATGAACACCCTGCTATCCCTCATCGAAGCCGCCGCTATGCTCGGCGTCACCCCCGACAACCTCCGCGGTGCGATCAAGCGCGGAGTCCTGAAGGCAGACAAGCACGGCCGGGACTGGTGGGTCGAAGCGTCTGAAGTCGAGCGCTACCGCCGAGAGAACCGACGAGGCGGCAACGCATGACCGGCCTCATCCTCGCCCTCGCGCTCATCGCCAACGGCGCCATCGGGACCCCGCTGCTCGGTGGCGTGGCGACCTGGTACGACGCACCATCTCGGACGGACGCCGCCGCCGGCCCTGCCCTGCGCGACCTGCTCGGCAGCGACTGGCGCGGATCGTGGGTCACGGTCCGCCACGACGGCCGCTCGGTCACGGTCCGCCTGACGGACTGGTGCGCCTGCGGCGACCGCAACGGCAAGGCGACGCTCCTGGACCTCGATGACGTGGCGTTCGCCGAGCTCGCCCCGCTGGCCGCCGGCGTCATCGCCGTCGAAGTGGAGCCGACGGACGACATCCCGTTGCCGGCCACCGACACGGCCGAGGCGCTGCCGTGACCCGCCTCCGCGCCTTCCTCCGCGCCTTCCTCCGCCGCCTCTTCCGCCGCCGAGACGACGTGTACGAGCCCTGGCGCGACAGCCACCTGGACGATCTAGCCGAAGGAGACCAAGTGACCCCCGACGAAGTAGCCGAAGGAGCCAAGCGACCATGACCTACAGCGCGCGTCTAGGGCCGTTCGTGAACGAGGACGGCGACATATGGGTACCGGTCGAGGTCGGAGGCATTGTTGCGGCGCGGAGGATCGCTGCCACCGTCGCATGGTCCAAGTTCGCGTTCGTGGGCATGGAGGAGGCCACGATGAGCCTGCACGAGGTGTATTCGCGGTGCCCGGAAGATGAGGGGGGTAGCGACGGCTGCGAGTTCAAGGACGATCAGCCCTGCGTCTGGACCGGTCGGGCCTATCGCTTCCTGGAGACCGGCGAATGACCCCCGACGAAGTGACCGCCGCCCTGGCCGCGAGGACACCCGGACGCTGGGTGCCGCTCAGCGGGTGGCCGCGCCACATCGTGGTCGAGGGTGATGCCAACAAGAGTCTCGGTGGCGCGAGCGACCCGGATGAGGACCGCGAGCGGTACGCGACCGTGATCGCGAAAGTCCGCCTCGATGACATCACGCTCCGGGACCATCCAGAGGTCGCGGCCCGCTTCCCGCACCGCCGAGTCCACCGTGAGCAGTCTGACGCCGACGCCCGAGCCATCGTGGTCGCCGTCAACCTCGCCGATCCCCTGTGGCGCGTCGCCGAGGCGGCCCGAGCGCACACCGACGCCGAGTGCTCTTGTCTCGCGGTCAACTGGACGCACGACGATGACTGCGCCCTCGTGACGACCGAGGCCGCCCTCCGCGAAGCCCTCGCCGCCCTAGCCGCCACCCGTGAGGAGCTGCCGTGACCCCCGCCGAAGTCGCAGCGACCCGCTACAACCCCCGCCTCGGGCCGTTCGTCAACGACGACGGCGACATCTGGGCACCGGCCGAGGTCGGTGGCATCGTCGCGGCACGGCGGAAGGCCAACGAGGTCGCGACGTCCACGCTCGCCTTCCAGGGCATGGAGGAGGTCACGATGAGCCTGCACGAGGCGTTTTGGGAGTGTGAGGACGGCGACGACGGCGAGGACTGCGAGTTCAAGGACGATCAGCCCTGCACCTGGACCGGGCGGGCGTATCACTTCCGAGAGACAGGCGAATGACCCCCCCCAGCGAGGCCCAGGAGAAGTGGGCAACCCAGCGGGAACTGGCCGACGCCCTGCTCGACGCCGTCTCGGAGGCGATCGGCTCAGAAGCCCTGCCAGCGAATATCCACCGACGATTGGCCGACGCCTACAACCGCATCGTGGATGCCGCCAATCGCCGCCCTAGCCACCACCCGAGAGGAGATGCCGTGACTGAGCCGCTGACGCCCATCGACGCACCCACCACCCCCTACACCGAGGCCGAGGATGCCGCTGGGATGACTGCGGCCGAACCTCGTTGCGACGCCGACTTCTATTGCGGCCAATGCGAGGACTGCCTCTCGGGCGAGCATCCGGAGACCCGCGCCACCCGCGCCTCCCGGGACCCTGAGATGGACTACGAGATGCGAGACAGGATGCTCGCCATCACGTATGAGGCAGCCGCCACCACCCGAGAGGAGCTGCCGTGACCGAGCCGCTGACTGCCGCAGGCATGACCGTCGCGGTCATTCTCACGATGGGCCTCGTGTCCCGACCCAACGGAGGCGGCAAGTCGTGGGCAGAGAACAAGGAT